AAGAAATATATTTGGAAAACGTTACAGGCATAATATGGCAAATGATATAATGATTGACATTGAGAGTTTAGATACGACACCTAATTGTGTTATCTTAACTATCGGTGCAGTAAGATTCGACCCTAAGGGCAGTGGTGTAGTTGAACGATTAGAGTTAAGACCTACAGTTGAGGATCAAACAGAGATTTATGGGAGAAGCATCAACGAAGATACATTACGCTGGTGGAGTGAGCAAAGTCCTGAAGCCCTTGAAGAAGCTATGGGAGACGGGGGACGTGTGCCATTTAAAGAGTGCATGGAGACCCTTTATAAGTTCTGTTGGAATCGTCGTGCTGTATGGAGTAATGGTGCACCTTTTGACTTAGTTGTAATGGAGAATGCTTGGAGACAAACAAGTGACAAGCCTAATCCTATTCCCTGGCCTTTCTGGACAATGAGAGATACTAGAACACTTTGGGAAGTAACAGGAGTCAGTCTTAAAGACGGTGGACATACAACAAGTCACAAGGCAGTTGAAGATGCCGAAAGACAAGCTATTGTCGTACAAAAAGCGTATACTAAATTAATTAAAGCAGAACTAGTAGCACCACCAAAATGAGAATAGATTCAGACATTGACATTGACTTTGGTAATCGTGATAGTTTACTAAAACTCATTCAACATACACGTGCGGCAATGCGTAATGTAAATCCTATACGTAATCATGCTACCGGCATATATGTGACTGATGTTCCCTACGATCCTGTCAATGATATTGCAAGCATTGATTATACAGTAGCAGATAAGCGTGGTTACTTCAAACTAGACTTATTGAATGTTCATGTATACGAGAAGGTTCGTGATGAAAAGCATTTAGTGGAGTTGATGCGAGAACCCGATTGGAGTAAGTTAACTGATAGTAAATTTGTTGAACAATTGATTCACTTGAACAATCAGTACTATAATCTACAAAAGATGCCAGAACCAGTGGATAGTATCCCAAGACTAGCAATGTTTCTAGCTGTTATTCGCCCCGGTAAAAAGCATCTGATTGGTGAGAAATGGTCAGAAGTTGCTAAAACTGTATGGGATAAGGGAACTGACGGGTACATATTCAAGCGTTCGCATTCTTGTGCCTACGCACAACTAGTAGTTGTACATATGAATTTGTTAGGGGATTCGTTTAACGAGAGTAATACTACGGCGTTTACTTCTACGTTTACTTAACTCAGCCATACTACATACTGGACCATGTATTACAACTAGACTTTTGTTGTTGAACGTGCGTATATAGGGTTTAAATATACTCCACTCTTGCTTTAAGAATAGATTGATGGGTATTAGTCTATTACTCTCCCACCACCATATTTCACCTAATTCTAGGAATTTTTCTTTGATTGCGGTATCTACAATAGATCCATAGTCATAGATAGTAGTCACCATCTCATCACGGTTCTGTACTATACCAACATAGTCTTGGTTGGCGTATGAACATACAGTTATGAAAGGGTGATTTTCGCTGAGTTTCTTAAAAAATTCGTTTTGGATCATTGTACTAAAAAGTCATTATATTTAGTGTCGGAAATTTCCATTTAATAAAAGAATATTTTTTCGACTAAATATAATATTAGGAGCCTACATTTGTGTATTCAACATCAGTATTTTATTACTTTCAGCGCAATATTGTCGTGCTATTGTCAGGCTATTCACCGAGGAGATATATGCCAGTCTACGCTAAGCCATTAACATTGCATAAAGGGGTTGATAATCAACTTCAATTCCAATTCCTGAATCAGGAACAAAAACCTGTAGATATCACGGGTAAAAGTATTACTTGTAGAATCCTCAACTATGAAGGAAATCAAATCCTTCTACAAAAGGCCCTTACACTGCAATTGCCAGCTACAGGCATATGTGCTTTGATATTGAATGCGGCTGATTTGGAAAACATTGACGCACAAAAATGCTATTATACACTAGAGATTCCTGTTAATGAATTTGATTTTCCTGTATTTGTAGACCAAAATGCAGGCGCACGTGGTGTATTAAATATCGTCAATAGCGTATTACCTAACTTTGTTCCTTCATATGAAATAACAATTCCTACTGGACAGCAGTTCCCCAATACAAGTAATTCTGGTAGCAATACACTTACGTACTATTCTAGCGTACTAAGTACAAACGATAACCCAATATTAACTATCCAAACAGAATACATAGAGTATTATGGTAATACAGTTATTCAAGGTAGCTCATTGGTAGATGCAGATTGGTATGACATTGTGACTACGGACGAAGTAGCAAACAATACACAAACAGTTGGTTACGTAATTCAAGGGTTTCACCCATATATCAGAATGGCGTTCACTAGTAACTCGGGCGCAGTGGCTAACATATTAACTAGATAATTGACCACAAGTCTTGATTTACTGTATACGTTTGTGTTATACTACATAAATGTTTGATATCCTATCAATAATTCCAGGCAAAAAGAAGAACACAAGTAGCGGTTGGACAAGTTTCAATGCTATTTGTTGTAGCCATTTCGGTCACAAAGCCGATCGTAGAATGCGTGGTGGTATCAAGTTTGATGGTAGTAACTGGTCAATGCATTGTTTCAATTGTAGTTACAAATGCAACTTTGTGTTAGGCAAGCCTATAAGTTATAAGACACAGAACTTACTTAAATGGTGTGGCATTGATGATACAGAAATTAAACGATGGAGTTTAGAAAGTTTACAGCATAAAGATTTACTAGACTTCACTCAGCCTAAAAAGAAAATAAAAATTAAGTTCAATGACCACAAATTACCTGCGGGTGAATTAGTTGACGAAAACAATCCTTTACACAAAGTATATGCAGACTATGTGAAGGCGAGGGGTATAAGTACTACAGAATATCCCTTTCTAATTACCCCGTCAGAAAAAGGTAGAATGGCTAACAGAGTCATTATTCCTTACACATATAAGAACAAGATTGTAGGACATACAAGTAGATTCTTAGACAACAAAATACCCAAGTACTTAAATGAACAGCAAGCCGGGTATGTCTTTAACATTGATATGCAGAAGCCTGAATGGCAGGTATGTATTGTTACCGAAGGCATTTTCGATGCATTAAGCATCGATGGTGTCGCAGTAATGCATGATGAAATTAGTAGTGACCAAGCACTATTACTAAGCACACTCAACAAACAAATCATTGTCGTTCCGGACAGAGACAAAACAGGACTTAAAATGTGCGATAGGGCATTAGAGTTGGGATATCAGGTTAGCTTACCGAACTGGGAAGCCGATATCAAAGACGTTAATGATGCAGTAGTAAGGTATGGTAAGCTACCCACCCTATTGAGTATACTTCAGTCGGCTACAAACAGTAAAATAAAGATAGAAATGCAGAGGAAGAAAATTGCAAGTAGATTATAATAAAGTAGAAGTACAAAAGTTGTTTTTAAGAATGATGTTAACTAATGGGGAATTATATACCCGTGTTATGAACATTATGAATAGTGAAAACTTTGATAAGTCAATCAGATCAGCCGCAGAGTTCATTAAAGAGTATACTACTAAACATGGTATGTTGCCAGATCAATCACAAATTAAAGCAGTAACAGGAATTGATATTGAGTTGATTCCCGAGTTTGGTGACAATCATACTGAATGGTTCTTAGAAGAATTTGAACAGTTTACAAAGAGACAAGAATTAGAACGTGCTATTCTTAAAGCCGCAGATTTGTTAGAGAAGGGTGACTTTGGCCCTGTTGAGAAATTAATCAAAGATGCAGTACAAATCAGTTTACAGCGAGATATGGGTACAGATTACTTTTTTGACCCCAAAGCACGTATTAACAAATACTTTAATGCAGGTGGACAACAAAGTACAGGCTGGCCTCAACTTGATAAACTATTATATGGTGGTTTCAGTCGTGGTGAACTAAACATCTTTGCAGGTGGCTCTGGTTCAGGTAAGAGTTTAGTTATGATGAACATAGCATTGAACTGGTTACAGATGGGACTGAGTGGTGTGTACATCTCACTAGAACTTTCAGAAGAACTGACTTCATTACGTACTGATGCGATGTTGACTAGTATGAGCACTAGGGATATTCGTAAGAACATTGACGATGCACACTTAAAGATTAGAATGTCTAGTAAAAAGTCAGGTCAATATCGTGTTAAAGGATTGCCCGCACAAAGTAATGTAAATGATATACGTAGTTATATCAAAGAAGTGCAGATCCAAACTGGAATCAAAGTTGATTTTGTGATGATTGACTATCTTGACTTGGTTATGCCCGTGTCTGTTAAAGTTAATCCTAACGATCAGTTTATTAAAGACAAGTATGTGTCAGAAGAATTGCGTAACTTAGCAAAAGATTTAGGCATATTGATGGTTACTGCTAGTCAGTTGAATCGTAGTGCTGTTGAAGAAATTGAATTTGATCATAGTCACATTGCTGGTGGTATTTCAAAGATTAATACAGCAGATAATGTATTTGGTATCTTTACAAGTCGCAGTATGCGTGAACGTGGTAAGTATCAGATTCAATGTATGAAAAGTCGCAGTAGTACAGGTGTAGGTCAAAAAGTTGATTTAGAGTACAATATTGAAACTATGCGTATTACTGACGAAGATCCAGATGGATATGCTGACCAACAAGCAAAGTATAAATCTAGTCCTAGCCCCAACGACATTATGAGTCAGTTAAAGGCTCAATCAACACTAACTAGTACTGAACCTATCATAGACCAAGCTACAGGAGAGATATTAGAACCTCAGAATAAACGTGTAGTAGCTGATGTACAAGGGTCAAAACTTAAGTCATTACTCAATTCTCTAAAGAAATAATTATCTAATAATAGCATAAATACTTGTAGGATAATTATATGCAAAAACAAACTCGCTCCCTTTTACAGGAACTAGAAGAACTCGGCAATAACCGTGACACAACTCACGTTATTGAGAGTAGGGCCCATAATATCATCAGTAGTGCCATTCATTTAATTGAAATGATTAATCGTCACTATCCTGAAGAACAAGCCCAACTACTAGAAAAGAAACTGTTAAGTGCTATCAAAAGCAAGGATAAAGCGAGATTTGCAAAATCTTTAAGGAAAAATCGTGAAGCTGAATGAATTAAACTTAACCAATGTACTTGGTGATTACGGCGCGGCTGCTGTTAAACAGGTAGGTAATAGAATTGCAGGGAACGCTGAGGGTAACTTGTCCGTACAGGATAAAATTGCCAAAGAAAAATTTATCTCAAATTTCATTGGTAGAGCAAGTACTAATTTAAATAGTGCGATTCAGAGTGGATTGGTTGACCCCAATATTAAAGCAGGCGCACCAGCAGGACAAGAACCACCAGCAGGACAAGAACCACCAGCAGGACAAGAACCACCAGCAGGACAAGAACCACCAGCAGGACAACAACCACCAGCAGGACAACAACCTCCTCCGCAACCAGCTCAAGTTCCCGGTACACCAAAGACACCTGCCGAAATTCAAAAAGAAAAATTAGCGTTGGCTGCTCAAGCGGCACAACAAAATATGGCTTCAAACCCTGCCCCGACTAAGCCCGGAGCTCCGGCTGCACCCACACAGCAAGCACCGGCACAACAATCTAAAATGACACCGCAACAAGTAGCGGCACTTAAAGGTAGATTAAAAGCAGGTGCAACAGCTACAAGCGGACAGAGTGGATTCAAAAATTATGTAGGTGGTAGTGGTGAAAGAATGACAAGTGTTGATAAGAGCGGAGCACCAGTCTTTCAGAAGATACAACGTGAATCAAAGTATGCCAAGTTAGATTATATCTTAGAAAGCATTATCAATATTGATGAAGCAGAAGAAGCACAATCTATTAGTGAATATCTACAGAATATGTTTAATCAGTATTTAGGAGTACCTATTACTGATCCTAAAGCAAAAGCACAAATTAAAACATTAGCAGATCAAGCACAAGCTAGCTATCCAAAGATGACTAATGCACTTACTCAAATGGCTAACTTAGGTTTTGCTATAAGTTATAGTCAAGGTAGTGGGGCAACACAAGGCACAGGGGCAATAACATCAAAACCTCAATCAGCGGCAAGTTCGTTTATGGCCGGCTTAACAGGTGCTAGCGATACTGCAACTGCACCAGCTGGATCCGGAGCGTCAACTGCATCTAGATCAACAGATGCCGCGGCACAAGGTGGTTCATCGTATGACCAAGTAATGACATTGGTTGGCAAATTGTCTGCTGAAGAAAAACAAAAACTATTAGCTACATTGCAAGAACCAGCAGCCGGCGGCCAAGGTGCATTTGACCAAATGGGTAAGCAACTACAACAACCAAAAACTACAGCTAATCCTGTAAACCGTCAACAAAAGTTGAACACAAACAAAGTAAAAGCTGGTAATAAAGGTTTACCTAATTCAGATGAACTAGCTAAGTTTGACCAGCGTGTGCAACAAGCATCGGCGACACAAGCATAATGAACTTATCTGAATCATTAGCATACTTACGAGATACAGTTAACAAACTGGAGATTGTTAACGAAGCCTTCACCGGCGGACATGCACCGCACTTAGAAGATTCTGTATTCTTGGGTGGCACTCAAGGTGTTGCCGATGCTATCAATTCAGTTAACACTACCATTAAGAAACCTCAAACTGCAACAATCAAATGGGATGGTTATCCTGCATTGATTTTTGGTCATGGTCCTGATGGTAAGTTCAGTATATCAGACAAACATATGTTTAACAAAGCAGATGGTTCTGGAAGAGCAATATATAGCCCTGCACAATTTATTGAGTATGACAGGGCACGTGGAGTAGAACGCAGTGGATTAGCAGCCATCATTCCTTCAATATGGCCTGGACTTGCAACAGCAAGTAAAGGCACAACTGGATATTATTGGGGTGATTTATTATTCAGTCAGCCACTAGAAAATCAAAATGGTGTATATGTTTTTAAAGCTAACCCAAAGGGCATCACATATACAGTAGATGCTAATAGTCAAATCGGTCAACAACTTGCAGGTAAAATTGCCGGCATAGCAGTACATCAATATATTAAACCAGATGCTCCAATCAAGGCAGAAAAAATGTCTGCTAAAGGTCAGAAGGTTCACCCCACTGATTTTGCTGTATCATTAAACGGTAAATTAGGTGGATTGAAAGAAGATTCGGATGTTGCTATATTACCTAGCAAGTTACCGCAGACTCCTAAGATAGCAATGCCAGAAGCAGAATTAAAAGCTGTTAATGCTAAAATTAGTAAGTATGGTAAAGCACTAGACAAGTTTTTAAATACTGATTACTTGGGTATACCATCTGATGGATTTAGAAATAACATGTTAGGTGTATACTTCAACAATAGAATCAGAGAAGGTAACTTAAATGATTTAACTGATGGGTTCTATAAGTTTATTGAAAACAGAGCCATGAGTGGTGTTATGAAACAGAAGTTGTTGACTGGTTATGTAGACAAAAAGACTGGAAAACAATACCCTGGACATATTCCCGCAAACCCAGCCGGTGTACAAGCATTAATGGAAATATGGTCATCTGTTTATATGTTAAAGACTGCTATATTGAATCAACTAAATCAAGCCGCAGAATCTAGTCCTGTACAAGGTGCTTTAGATGACGGCACTAAAGGGCAAGAGGGATTCGTTGCTAATGGCTACAAATATGTAGATAGAATGGGTTTCAGCCGTCAAAACTTTGGAATTAAGTAACCAAAACCGATATTTTTTTGTGCCAGGCATAAATATATACATGAATCAGTAGGATTCAAAACATTTAAAGGAATATTAAAATGGCACAATTTACAAAAGCAAACGGTGACTTACTACCAGTTATTAACTTTGACTACCCAGCATACACAAACAGCGGCGCAAACGCAGTTTCTAGTGCTAACACAGTTCAACCACAAGGCCCAAAGCTAGACTTCTTCACGATCACAGCTACTGGTGCTTTGACAGGTACACAAGTTAACCTAATCATCCAAGCTACACAACAATTAGCTACAGTTTACATCTATGAGTACACAGATACAACTAATGACACATTAGCAATGGCTGTATACCCAACAGGCGCATGGACAACTACAACTTTAGACACTGCTGTTGAAGCGGCTCTAACAGCCGGTGGTGTTGCTAACACTGTAACTACAACAGCTACAGCTACATTCACAGGTTAATCTTTAACTTGAATAAAAAGGCCCAAGAAATTCTTGGGTTTTTTTACGGCTATTAAATAGTAGTATGAGTTACATTATTACTTGCTACACCCTGTTTGATATTACGCAGACTAATGTACCTAATCGCCATCGCCCTGAAGTAGACAAGGATGTAAAAGAATGGATGTACAGACGAAATACTCAAAGTAATTTTGACACAATTCAACAAGTTATTTCATTGCGTAGTCAACCTGAAGTATTACGAAAACCCAAAAAAGAATTAATAAGATTTGACGAATTTACTGAGTTTGGATTCTTATTTGAGCAAGGAGATGAATCATATCCATGCTGGTCCTTTGATTTTACTATACAACACCCTAGTGTATTTTATGATGGTATAAGTGAGTTGGGATCGTTATATAGAGATTGTGACAATGTGCCAATGATACGCTGTGGCACTGAATGGAATAAACTCCCTGCACATTTAGATTCCAGTGATGAATTAAGAAACATCTATTTTAAGGTACTAGCAAATGATGAATGATATTTTTACTAAATTTAAGAAAGTTATACCCGAAGAAACAATTAACAATCTAGCAGATTTGTCAATATTCAGGGACTCGGACGGATCATATCATCTATTTGACAAATATGTTATTAGACGAATGAAAGATGAGTATGAGGTAACTGTTAATTCATTTGATACAAATAAAACATTTTACACACTAAAACATGCAGTTGCATGGTGTACATTTGATAAAAGAAACAGAATTGTAGATTCAAACAGAATATACGATTTAGACAAAAAGGTAGCCGGTTTAGAATCTACTATTCAAGGGCATCAAAAATTAATTAAAAATTCCAAGAATATGGATGATAAATTAATATATCTAGCCAAGTTAGGGGAAGAAAAAATGAAAAAAAGACAGATATATGATGAATTGGGTCGTTATATAGCTACTTCCAAATCTTGGCAGACAAATAGGTTTAATACAAAACCCGTATAATAAATGAAAGAAAGATAAATATATTATATATTTCTTTGGAAACAACTATGAAACTAACCGATCTTGACAATTCACGCCGCAACAATGTTTATAAAGCATTAAGAGAACATTATGAACTTCCGTTCAATGTTGACAAAATGGCACTTGCTCCAACAAGAGCAATGCTACAAAAAGTTCGCGGTCTAATGACTGAATCTAAACAGTCTCCTGACTTCTATGAAAGTCAATCTAATCCAGCATACATGAAACTAGTATTCATGGAGCAAGCATTAGCAGACCACTTTGCTGAATTGCGTATGCAACCTCAACCACGCATCGTTGTAGAAAACGAAGAAGTTGAGAAGTCACAGGTTGTTCTTGCCGCACAAGACCTAGTTGATTCTATTCAGAAGATGTTAGAAGAAGTTGGTCAAATGAAAGTTAAAGAACTTCCAGCATTAGTAGCAGGTATTGAATCTGAAATTGGTGTAATGGAAAGTCAAACTTACAACGAGCAAGTAACCGCACAATTAGACACATTGTCAACAACATTAAATGATGCATATGTTGCAATGAAAGCCGCATTAAATCAAGTTACTGGTGTAGCAGGTGGCGAAGAATTTGCCGCCGGAGCTGAAATGGGTGCTGACGCTGGTATGGATGCAGGCTTAGAGGCTGGTGCCGAAGCAGGTGTTGAAGCAGGTGAAGAGCTTGCCGGCTTTGATGAACCTGAATTACCTCCAGAAGAGCCAGAACTGCCGGCAACAGGTGGTGTAGGCAGAGCTAAGAGATAACATGTTCCTTTTTGAACTTGATAGTCCCGATCCGTTTGTTGTTAAACTTATCGCTGTAACTAATCAATTGAAAAGTGGCATGGATAGTGGTACAGAAAAAACAGACTGGACCACTAATGAATTTTTAGATTATTTACAAGCCAATGGTATCAATTTAGATACCAATGACTTGTATGCTATGATAAAAAAACCACCATTGCAAAACATCATAAGTAATATACAGGGTGACACTGTTATTTTCAAAGGGCATGAGCCGGCACCAGTTACTACAACTATGCCGGATCAAGAAAATAATCAAAAAGTTGTTGCACAAATGGCACAAAACGCAATGAAATGATAACTGTAACTGAAACAGCATCAAAGAAAATACAACAAACAATACAAAAACGAGGTAAAGGTTTAGGCATTCGTGTAGGTGTAAAAACTACAGGATGCTCAGGTCTTGCCTATGTACTTGAGTATGTTGACGATCCCACTGAACATGACATGAAGATAGACTGCAACGGATGTAGTTTATTTGTTGACCCTAAAAGTTCTGCATATATACAAGGCATGACCGTTGATTATGTTCGCAATGGTCTTAATGAAGGTTTTGAATTTAGTAACCCAAACGAACGTGATCGTTGCGGTTGTGGGGAAAGTTTTAGAGTTTAAAATGGATATATCACATATAGTAACAGTTGGGTGCAGTTTTACCTATTGTCAAGGACTAGATGATAAATTAGAAACTGGTTGGCCTGCGTTGGTCGCCAAACATTTCAACGCACAACTAACTAATTTAGCTCAACCGGGCATAGGTAATGATTCTATACACCGAAGAACATACGAATATATTTGTAATAATTTACAATTTCAAAATAGCAAACCATTGGTAATTATAGCATGGTCACAAATTGATAGACATGAACAATGGTATCACCGCCTCTCACCATACCCAATGTTTGATGATTATCATTTAGTTTCTAAACCAGATACGCCAACACCTCAGGATCTTTATCAACAAGTATATTTGAATCATTACGATGAAATTAATTTTTATCGAAAAACTTTATTATATAAATTAAGTTTGTTTAGTCTTTTGGAAAATCTTGGTATTCCATATATAACAACCGATTACATGACTTTAGATAAAAATGAAAATATTATAAAAGTTGAAAAAGATTTTGCAGGGATGGTCAAAAGGGTAAATGAAAACCCCTTTCGAATTGAAGATTTAAGTACAATTAATCAATGGAAACCTAAATTACCATGTGGACATGAAACTGCTGAAGGTATGATTCCTGTGTCTAATTATGTAATAGATAAAGTGAAAGAATTGTACCCTAGTATTAATTTCAGAAATGATATCCCGCATCTTGGATTAACAGATTTTATAAAAACGGGAAAATATCATAAAAAGTTCCCAGAATGGTGTCATTTTGTATTATAACATGATACAATAGATACATGTACATACCAAACAAATATAACTATGTTCCAATGAGT